ATGATGCAAATGTTAGATTCATTTGGATGGGGTTCATATTCACCTGCAATTAACTTTATGTTAATGCCTATTAACTATGACTTGCAAAAAATACAAGCAATAGAACTTAATGATCAAATTAGAAAATCTCAATTTACCTTTGAACTTGTAAATAATAATTTACGTATTTTCCCAATTCCATTAGGAGGAGGTAGACAAAAATTACGATTTGAATATATTTTAGAATCTGATAGAAACATGCCATATGTCCCTAGCACAGGACAAGATATGATAACAAACGTTTCAAATGTTCCATACGAAAACCCAACATATAGACAAATTAACTCAATAGGGCGTTCATGGATATTTGAATATGCTTTAGCTCTTTCAAAAGAAATGCTCGGATATGTTAGAGGAAAATACTCAACAATACCTATCCCAGGATCTGAAGTAACATTAAATCAAGGAGATTTAATTACAGCTGCAGCTAATGAAAGAACAGCACTAATTGAACGTTTAAGAGCATATTTTGATACAACTTCACGTAAAACATTACTTGAAAACAAAGCAGCTGAAGCAGAAAATCAGCAAAAAACAATTAACTATGTTCCAATGACAATTTTTATAGGATAATATGGCACTATTTGGTACACAACGTGATATTTCTCTTTTTAGACACCTTAATAGGGAATTGTTATGGGATATTATTACCCAACAATGTGTATTTTACCAACTTAAAACAGCTGAAACCAAAGTAAACATTTATGGTGAAGCAGCTGGTGCTAGATTATATGCAGAACCTGTTTTATTAAATGTGTTAATTGATAGAGGAGACGCTACCCAACCAGTAAATGATTTTGGTGTAACTTATGATAGACCAATGACATTTAAATTTTTACGTGATGATTTAGTTGATGCTAATGTAATCCCAACAACTGGAGATATTATTATGTGGTATGAATCATATTGGGAAATCAATAATGTAAATGACAATCAACTTATAGTTGGAAAGGACCCACTTTACCCATATAATGAAAACCCACTAAATCCTGGTTTAGAAAATTTTGGTGCGGATTGGTCAATTACTTGTACAGCTCATTATGTTCCTGCAGATAAAGCCCAAATAACAAGAGAAAGATTGTAATATGCCTAGAACTAGAAAACCAAATCCCAAATCCCAAAAACAAATTTCAAATGATTTGGTGGATCCTTATGTTTTCCCTGAAAGTGGAGAATCTTATGGTAATCCTAATGTTCCTTCAAATTTTGACCAATTTACAGCAAATGACCAAAATGGAGTAGATCACAATCGTTCCGAACAAATGTCATTTAAAGGGGACAAAACTAAACCATTTACTGTTGGATTTGAAGATATAGATGAATCTATAATGTATTATTTTGAAAACGTAATACGACCTTATGTTATTCAAAATGGTAATAGATTAGCGGTTCCTATAATATATGGTTCACCTGAAAGATGGAAATCAACACAAAAAGATGGATATTATAAAGATAAAAATGGTGCTATTATGGCTCCACTTATTATGTTTAAACGTAGTGGAATAGATAAAAATAGATCTTTAGGTAATAAATTAGATGCAAATGCCCCAAATTTATATACATCTTGGAAAAAAACATACAATTCTAAAAATTCATATTCTAATTTTGAAGTATTAAATAACCGTAAACCTGTAGAGCAGTTTATAGTTAATGTAATACCTGATTATGTTACTGTAAGTTATGATTGTGCTATACAAACATATTATGTATCTCAACTAAATAAAATAGTTGAAGCAATAAATTATGCTTCTGATGCATATTGGGGAGATCCTGAACGATTTAAATTTATGGCTACTATTGATTCATACTCAACCCCAATAGAAATCTCAGATAATTCAAGTAGAATAGCAAAAGCTACTTTTACATTAAATATCAAAGGATATATCATCCCAGATAATATCCAAAAACAATTAACCTCTATTAAAAAGTATAATAGTAAAGCTCAAGTTATTGTAGGAATAGAAACAGTTACTAATTTAAATAATCTATAAAAATGGCAGCAAAATCAAAAACCCAATCAGTTATTTCATTTATCAAGAAACCTAAAAAAAGAAGACCAGGTATTCATGCTAAATCAAAAACTAGCAAAAGTAAAAGTAGCAAGAACTATATTAAACCCTATGTATCTCAAGGTAAATAACATTAAATTAATGTTATTATTATAAGTTTACTTTTTAGCCAATATTTATAATAAAATATTTAAATGGCAAAACAGCTTAGTAAACAAGACATAGTAACTCGTAAAGTAGTTAAACCCTGGCATGTCTCACAATCAGTAGATGCTCTTACAGGAATAGAAGCATACGACATTACAATATCAGGTTCATTAACAGTAACAGGTTCAGTTGCCATTAACGGATTAATAGATACAGCCCAATCCGATGTACTAACAATTGATACTACAACTGGACAAATATACTACACAGCTTCAAGTGCAGTTGGTGGTGGAGGTGGAGGAGGAACTCCTGCAGGTAATAACTATGAAATCCAATATAATGATAATGGTAACTTTGGAGCTACTAATTCATTTAAATTTAATTATTTATCTGAAAGTTTAGAACAAGGACCAGAAGTTATAGCATCCGGTTTATGGTCCCATGCTCAAGGTTCAGGCTCTCAAGCATTAAAAACAGGATCACATGCTGAAGGTTTAGCATGCATAGCAGATGGTACAGATTTAGGATTTTTACCAGGGTATATAGGGTATTCACATGCTGAGGGGTTTGCTACAGTAGCATCCGGGTCTTTTTCTCATGCTGAAGGTATTTATACTTTAGCTATAGGACTTGGAGACCATGCTGAAGGATATTACACAACAGCCTCAGGAATATCAACAGGAGGAGGAAACCCAATATATGGATCAGCTCATGCTGAAGGAGGATTTACTAGAGCTTTTGGGGCTATATCTCACGCTGAAGGTTATTTTACAGAAACTAATGGGATAGGATCACATACTGAAGGATCTGGAACTAATACACCTATTAGTGGGGGTAATTTTTCCCATGCTGAAGGTTTTTCAACCACAGCATCAGGTGATCTTTTTATTGGTGGGATAATTATAGGTGCATCACATGCTGAAGGATACAGAACATTTTCTTCAGGTTCTTTTTCACATGCTGAAGGTCTTCAAACTATCTCAAAAGGATTATTTTCACATGCTGAAGGTTCAGGTTCTATATCTGAAGGATTATTTTCACATGCTGAAGGCAAACAAACCTTAGCCCTTGGCTCAGGGTCTCATGCTGAAGGGATAGGTACTATAGCATCGGGTTCATTCCAACATGTTCAAGGCACATATAATACCCAAGGTGATAGTACTTCTTTGATGATTGTAGGAAATGGTACCTCAGATGTTGCACGTAAAGATGCATTTAAAGTTACTTCATTAGGTTCAGTTATTTTACCAACTACACAATCAACTTCTCCCGGATGGACAGGAACAGATGGAGAAATGGTATTTGCTACAGTATCTGGCAACCATTTATTTTATGTCTGGATGGCAGGTAATTGGAGATCAGGTTCTCTTTCGTAAATTATAAATCAATTTAAATTATATAATATGTCAATAGTTACAGAAAAACAGTTTTTAACTGAAGAAGAGTTACAAACAATTAAATCCATTCAAAATGGAACACAATCCTTAATTTTAGAATTAGGTGAAATAGAACTAATAAAACTTCAATTAGAAGACCGTTCTAACAATGCCAAAGAATATTTAAAAACTTTAACCAACCAAGAAATAGAATTTACCAAATCTATATCTGACAAATATGGGAAATCCTCAATTAACCCAGAAACGGGTGAAATTACTAAAATAGATTAATCTAGGGATGTTTTATACCATATTTATAATAAAATAATTTATTATGCCTGAAACTATTGTATCACCTGGTGTATTAGCCATAGAAAACGATCAATCATTTATCACCGAAACCCCCATACAAGCAGGTGCTGCTATTGTTGGGCCAACTGTTAAAGGTAAAGTAGGGATTCCTGTATTATGTACAACTTATAGTGATTATTTAAATAAATTTGGTTCTACCTTTTTAAGTGGTAGCCAAACATATTCATACCTTACTTCCATTTCAGCATATAATTATTTTAATAATGGTGGAAATACATTATTAGTAACTCGTGTAGTAAGTGGAACATTTTCACCTGCAACATCTTCAGTTATTCCATCATCTGTAGCAGCTACATCTGCTTCTGCTACACTTGATTTAACTAATGCTGCATCTTTAGCATTTTCTGCCTCTATCAATGGTGTAAATATCTTACTTTCAGGCTCATCTACTTTAGATGTGTTTAATAATGCTACGGCTTCAATTAATGGTAATATAACTATAGATTCAACATCTTCATATTCTGCTCCAAATCTAATTTTAACTTCATTAAACCCAAATGGTCTTGCTGGAAATTCATATTTTTATGTTTCTGGAAGTACTACAGTATATTATAGTGGAGGATCTAATTCTGATGTATTTGTTTTAGAAACCTTATCTGAAGGTGAAATGATGAATAGCTCAGGTTCTTTATATTCAAATGGTACTTTAGAAAATGGTACTGCAGATAACTTTAGATGGCAGATTGTTTCTCCAAACCCAACAAATGGAACATTTACTTTACTTATCCGTCAAGGGAATGATTCAACGAATTCACCATCTGTTTTAGAAACATGGTCAAATCTTTCACTTGATCCGTTTTCTTCAAACTATATTGAACGAGTAATTGGAAATCAATACGAATCCGTTCAACAAGATAACGGTGAATACTATGTTAAATTGAATGGTGAATATAGAAATCAATCTAGATATGTACGTGTTAAACAAGTAAATTTAACTACTCCAAATTATTTTGATAACACAGGAAACCCAAGACCACAATATACTAGTTCACTTCCAATAACATCTTTAGGTGTATTTGATGGAGCCCAAGGAAAAAATATCCCTACTGGAATAGCAGGTGCGTATTATGAAAATATATCAAATACAAACATCCAAGGACTATCAGCAGCTGCTTATACTGAATCAATTTCTTTACTAGCTAACCAAGACGCTTACCAATATAATCTAATTACAACTCCTGGTTTAATTGCTGATGGAATAAATTACCCATCTCATGTTTCGGTAATTTCACAGTTAGTTTCAACAGTACAAGATAGGGGAGATTCAATGACTGTATTAGATTTAGTGGGATATAATTCAAATATACTGCCTGTAACAACAAATGCCCTAACATATGATACTTCATATGCTGCGGCGTATTGGCCTTGGGTCCAAACCATTGACCCAGATTCAGGAAGACAAGTTTGGGTACCTGCTTCAACTATGATACCAGGTGTTTATGCATTTAATGACAATATTGCAGAACCTTGGTTTGCTCCTGCTGGAGTTAATCGTGGAACAATGCCTACGGTTATTAGAGCAGAGCGTAACTTAACTCAAGGAAACAGAGATTTACTTTACGAAAATAATGTTAATTCAATTGCGACTTTCCCAAACACGGGTGTAGTAGTATTTGGACAAAAAACATTACAAAAGAAAAAAAGTGCATTAGATCGTGTAAATGTAAGACGTTTATTAATTGAGTTAAAAAATTATATATCTCAAGTAGCGGATACATTTGTATTTGAACAAAATGATGCAAATACACGAAGTGAATT